TCATATAATTCTTTAGCTTTAATTTTTTTAACCCAAGTTTTAACGTTATTAGCATCTTCTAGCGTATATAATTTATTATATTCATATTCATTCAATCCATCCCATTCAGGGTGTATTTCTTCATTAATTGGATATCTTAAAATATAATCCCCATCAGCTTTAACCGCTTTCATGAAATCATCTCTTAATGAAACTGATATGTTAGCACCAGTAACTTTGGTTCTATCATTCTTAATCTTAACGAAATCAGCTACATCTGGATGTCTTACATCAATTGAAAGCATAAGTGCACCTCTACGACCATTTTGAGCAACTTCTCTAGTTGAGTTACTAAATCTTTCCATAAAAGAAACTGCACCAGTTGAACTCTTGGCCGCATTTGATGTTGGAGTTTCACTAGGTCTTAATGACGATATATCGATACCTACACCACCTCTACGTTTCATCAATTGAACCAATTCTTGGTCTTTAAGCATAATTCCACCATAAGAATCTTCAGGTTGTCCTATAACAAAACAATTAGATAATGAACCAATTTGTTCGTCATTACCTAACTGTGACATAACAGAACCTTGTGGAACTATTTTACCAAAATTCTCCAATAAAGCGTATATTTCTTTAACTGTTAAATCTTTACGATTAAATCCATAATCACTAAGTTTAATTTCTGGATTATCCAATAATTTTTTTAATTCTTTTACTTGATATTTACCATCAACTCTAGCAAATTCTTTTGCCATTCTTAAGTGCATATCAGCTGGTGTAGATTCTTCAATTTCCGAACCATCATCCCCTAGTTTGTATTTATCATTCCAAACCGTTGCGGCTAAATCATCACCGCTAAAATATTTAACTCTTTTTTCTTTTTTAGTTAACATCCTCTGTTTTTTCTTTTTTATCAACTTCAGAAGTGATTAAAACTTCTTTAGTTTTTTCATATTGTTCGAACAAATCTTTCATTCTTCCTTTAACTTGTTCATTCTTATAGTCATCCATTTCTGAAGCTTTTAATACTTTACCTTCATCAATAGTTATTTGTATTTTGGAGTTATCAAATACTACATCAGTAAAAATAATTCCATCTACACCAAACCTAGATTTTAATATCGCCATATTAGCTCTACCACCCTCTTTTTGGTCTAAATCTTTAGCTATTGAAACAATAAAATGCCCAATTTGACCTTTTTTGATTGACCCACCAATCATACTTGAATCAACATTTTCAGCATTAATCGATGAATTATGTGTATATATATCATTAGCGAAAAACATATGGGTATCATCCACAGTTATATCTATGGTATCTTCTTCACCTATTAAGTCAATACTCTCTATTTCATCTAAAGTAAACCCCTCTAGATTCATAATTTCATTTTTATTCATTTTTTATAAATTTTATACATTCTTTAATTACTTTTTCTTTATTAACCTCAAATTCACTATCTCTAACCCTTAAAATCTGATAACCCTTAGAAGTTAAAAACTCATCCCTCAATTTATCAATTTCAATTTGTTTTTTATTTAAATGCCAATAATCTCCATCAAATTCGATTATTTTATTCTCACATTTAAAATCTACTAAAATATTGTTAAAACCAAATTTATTTACTATGAAATATTCTTCACCATTTAATTTTGCAAAACGACAAAGTTTTTTCTTATCGTCACTTAATTGATTATAAATTAACCAAAATAACTTTTGTGAACTTTTACTATAAAAAACACCACTATCATTAATTTTACTTAAATAAGATTCATATTTATTAATCCCATCTTTTTCTCCATACCTATTGATAAAACTTTTTAAGGAAGTTTTATCCATACTTTTTTTATACTCAACCCATTTAATATTACCTTTTTCACTACCATAAGTATTTATATAATATTTTTTTGAGAATCTATAACTCTGCTTTTCATTTCTTTTTTTCCACTTAAAGTAACCAAGTTTTACACCATATTTATTTTGATATTCCTTCAATGTCCTACCATTCCTATATGGTTTTATTTTTTTTCTTTCATTTTGAGTGTTTATTTTTTTATTTAACCTTTCCACCCATTTTTTTTTACCTTCTATTTCACCATATCTATCCACACAACCTTTTAAACCCCAAGGTGTTTTAGATTTTCTTAAATATTCATCATACTTTTCATTACCGATTATTTTACCATATTTTTCAATATACTTTTCCAAAGTATGAGAAAACTTAACCCCCAATTCAAACCTCTTTTTATCTACATTACACTTACCATATCTTATTTCTAAGGCATACTTACTAGCAATATCATTATTCAATTCTTTCTGTATAATTTCCAACCTTTTAACCCAAGGGATTGTACCGTCAACATCATATTTTATAAAATCGTGTATATTTTTAATTCTATTTTTTATAGTAACACTATTATATACATCACAAATATTATTTATTTCATTTTTATGTCTTTGAGTTAAAACCCCTTTTAGATAAAGGGGTTTTATGGTTTTTCTATTAATTACATTTTCTACGTCAATTTTAATCATGATAATATTTTAATATAAATATCACCGATAATGTAAAAGTTTAAGTGCAATACAAAAAAGATTATTATTATTTTTTACCTAAAAGTATGTTTCCAACTTTTAAACCATCTTCAATTGATAACATTTCACCATCTTTTGTTGGGAACTTATGTTTTTTAGATACTTTAATGGTTTTACCAGATTTTAATTTTATTTTATAAACTGGTTGCTTAGCAATAGGAAATATATGGGTAACTTTTTTGTAACCCTTATGAGTTAAAATTTCATCCCCTAACTTAACATCTCTAATTTCAATTTTACCACGTTTAGAATCTTCAATAATAGTATCTAATGAAACACATCGATTACCTTGAATTGCAGTCCATCCAACCAAATCAAATTCGCTCAATAATGATTCGAATTGTCTCATAATTGGCCCTTCAGCCTCATATCCCTTATCGTAATGTTTGGTTGATGATACACAATCAATGTAATCAATTAAAATTACATCAGGTTTTCTACCAGCGGCTGCTAGTTTTCTAATATAATTTTTAATCATAGGAATTGTTGTTCCATCACTAGGAAATTTTTTCAATTCTAAATACCCTTTACCATCATTTTTTTCTTTCATGACTTCATCAATGATGGGTCTGTTTGCTTTTAATGGTAAATCGTTTTGAGCTATCCCAGTCCAACATGATAAATGTTTTCTTTGAATCACTTTAGGAATATCTTCAAAAAATATTTGAAGAACATTATATCCATGATTAAAAGCTTCGTTGGCTATTTTGGTGACCATGGTTGTGTTATGTGTTACTATATAATCATCAGTTATATATAAATGTTCTGGATTATCAACCATAATACATTGAGCTTCTTCCTCATGTGAATATTCAATACTAGTAATAAATTTATTATTAGCATATTTAGACCTTTTACTTAAATTATTCAACTTCCTTTCAAGTCTACATGGATTAAATTTTATTTGTGTTGGTAAACTAAAATAAACTCGATATGCTTTTTTACATCTAATTTTAACCCCCTCTTTCAAATAACTACCAATTTTTACACCTATATTACAAGTACCACCTAATGACAATACTAATTCTTTGATTTGTTCCGACATCATTTTTGATATGGTACAAATCTCAATTATATGGTTATCAATATAACCATCAGTATCTACTAATCCTTGTAATAACGAAACTCTATCTTCAACTGAAGAATATAGATAGTTATGTGGGATAAATTTAGTTTCTGAATTACAACCATATAATTTTAAACTACTTAAATCATCTTTAATACCTAATAAAGAAATTTTTGTTAAGGTTCTTTCTACATTTTCAAATTTCCCATTTTTGTAAACTTCAAACATTCGTGTTTGCTCAGTAATATTAATATTATTATGATATTTTTCAATTTCATCTATTAATTCAACATCTTTAGTTGTAATATGGGGTTGATTATGTTCAGTTATACATCCATCACCTAATATAACACCTAATAAATATGGGTTAATAATTAATTCATTTTTATTAAAATTTACGGGTAAGATATTTGGTATTTTATAATTTAAACGCTTATTACCCCAAACCCTAACTTTATCAACCATATCAATAGTTTTTAAAGTTTTAAATGAATTATCAGGTTCTAATTTAACCATCACACCATTTTTTTTAGTTTTTCTATTTCGTTGATTGATTGTATTAACTGACCATAAATGTTCAGCATCACATAAAGTTTTAGTATTATCATTAAATCTAACCTCATAAATTGGTCTAACGCCTTGTGGAAACACTCCAGTGACTTTAGTCGCTTTACCATCCCTACTTATAACTTCATCACCAACTTGTATCTCACCCATAGTAGTCCAACCATTAGGTGTTAATATTTTAGAATGTAATGGTTGTGCTTTACCAACACCAAACGGTGCTAATATAACACCCAATTCACCTTTTGATAAACCACCACCCATTTTATCATCTAAACCAGCAATACCTGTAGGTATTGGTTTTCTAAAATCATCCTCTAGAACTGCCTCAATATTAAAAAAAACATCAATTCCAGAATCTTTATCACTTCCGACTTCTAACGCTCTTTTTAATATTTCTTCACATTCATCATATGAATCTAAATCACCTTTATCTATTATTTCTTGAATTTCATGAACTGATTTCTTTAATTCTTGTTGTTTACAAAATTTCATGGCCATATCCTGAACATATTCTGAATCGTTCAGGTTACCATCTTTAATTTCAGCTATTGATGCTTTGATATATAGTTTAGTAGTTTCATTATCTTTTCTACCATTTAACCTAAATTCTAAGCTTTCAATATCTGGTATAACTTCATCAGTCTCAAACGCATTTTTTATTTCAGATGCTATAATTCTCAAATATAAATCTGTGAAGTAGTTTGGGTCTACTATCCCCATTATATTTGTAGCAAATTTATGGTCTGTGATTAATTGGGTTATAAGTCTTCTTTGGTAAGGAATTCCTAAAAATCCAAAACCATCTTGCTTGTTGATGTCACTCATATTAATCTTGTTTTATTCTCTCTAAATCATAAGCACTTAGTCTATTAAGCCTAGTTAATTTAACACTACCAAAATGATGTGTATATTCCTTCAGGCTCAAATACTTTGAGATTATATTAATAATCTCTGGGATAATACCTCTAATATCAATCTCATACCTCACATTTGGGTGGAATAAATTACCATCAAACGTTCCTGAAGCTATAACGTCTTTTTTTAAATCCGTAATATCAAACTGACCGTTTTTATTTTTCAATTTATTCACATTATTTTTGGACACTTCTAATGTAAAATAATCATCTTTGTTAAACAAATTGTTGTTTTGTAAATTGTAAGGTTTATATGAATTATCAATACATTGGTACTTGAAAAATTCAGGTATAAGGCCTAATGTTAAATTTTGATTTACTCCCATGATTTCATCCATCATTTCTTTAATCTCTAAAGACTCTCTACTATCACTATTATAATTTTTGATACTAAAAAATCTTTGACAAATGATATTATCATTAATCTTTAATGAAAACTCAAATGGTTTTACGATGCCTGTCCTTTTTTCCATAATTAATTATTTATTAAATTCGCTTCTTTTTTCTCTCTTTCTATCAGTTGTTTAAAAGGTAAAAGATAGTTGGTACTGAATGATTCAATTTGTTTTGCAACACCATCACGTTTCATATATGTGTAAACGTTTTTAATTCCACGTTCTTCAAAATCACCCATAGACCCTTTGTTATATTTCAATAACTGTTGATTTACTTTATCAATTAAAGGATTACTTAAATCAATAATCACTTCATTGATTTTGTAAATATCCTTACCCTGTACACCATCAGTGTTAGATTCAATAATATTTGTCAATGCTTTTATTGGTTTTTTCTTTTCTTTAATCCTTTCCTCTTGATATTCCTTAGCTAAAGTAATTATTTCTTGTAATGATATTTCTCTTTCAGCTAATTGAGGGAAGTATTTTAGTAATGTAGTTTCTTTAACACCGCTAATTCCCTTAATACAATCACTATTATCACCACCAATAATTTTTATCAGTTTACTATTTTTATGGTGATGTTTGAAATGCTCTCGATAATTTTTGGTATCGATATACGCTTTCTTATCACACAAATATATCCTAACATCTTCATTAATTAATTGACACAAATCTCTATCCGTTGTACAAATAGTAATTTTTTCATCAGCACTTTTAATTTTACAATAATAAGCTATGAAATCATCAGCTTCAACACCAGCATTAGTATTATCAATCATTTGTCTAATACATAATTCTTCTAGATATTGTCTTATTAAAAATTTTTCAGTTACCTCTTGTATGTCAACTGGGTGCGTACCATTGATGTAATCTTTATTTCGGTCTACTTTGTAATCTGAGTATAATTGCCATCTCATCTTACCACTAAATTTACCATCCCAAAATACAAAGACCCTATGATACAGTTTTTCTTCAAGAAGTTTTCTAAGGATGGTAATAAACGCATAGAGTCCACCTATGTGTTTACCATCCCTAGTAAACATATCTTTCGCCCCAAAAAATCCCAACTTAAATAGGGCGTTTCCATCAACAAGTAAAATATTCTTAGTATTACTACTAAGAGTATTAAATTTTCTCGGCTTATTAGCCATAATCCTTTTTTTAACGTTAATATTAAGCTCCTAAATCTTCAACAGATTTTTCACCCTCTTCAGTCGTATATGCTATTTCAACATCATAAGACACATTTAGATTTTCATGTATGAAATCTCTTTTTTCTTTCTTATAAGCGTCTAATTCATCTGGGTTCCAGAAACCATGCGGTGTTGAAGCAATACTACCTTTCTTTTCAATACCATTAATATGATTCTTTTCACAAGAAATTTTTACTTCAGTTCCATATTGAAATTCATTTCCTAAAGCAGTTGCTTTAAGTTTAGATGTGCCATGTGAAATAATGCCACCCATATGAACTATTAATCTAGAGTTAAAGAACATAAATTCACCACAACTGTGTTTAATCTTCATATTCATACTATCATACCAAATTTTTTGTACACAAATAAATGTATTTGTAAATTCACTATCTTCTCTTCTAGAAGTTGGTATTCTAAAATTAACAATTGCTTGAAATACTTTCATTGAACCAGCATTCCACATATTGTTAGTTGTTTTAGATATTGCAGATTTAAAACCATTTAAAGTTCCGATGGAATCCCATAAGAAACATAGGTTTTCATTTAATTTTCCTTCAGCTTGTAAATCTAATAATTCTGTCATATATAAAGCGATATCTTCCAAAACTGGTTCATATCTTAATGGTGTTTTACCTTCTTTACTGTGTTGGTGGTCATAATTTTGATACCTATCAAGTAAATCTTTATTACCCATAAACAGGAAATTACCACCATAAGTGATTTCACCCGTTTCTTCATCCACTACTTCCTCAAATTGCATTCCGCATAACCTAGCGTGAGTCCAATTAAAGTTACCTTCAGTTTCAAATATAACTGGTAAGTCACCTATTCTTTGCGCCCCAGCAATTGCCTCATAAAACGCAGTTGATTTACCAGTGTTTGAGTAACCTCTTACTGAGTTTACAAAACCTCTAGCAAATCCTGGTAATTTAATCGCATCATGCCATGCTTTTGATAATGGAACCCAAGTTAAATCTTTATCTTTTATTGTTTTTTGAATGCCTTGTGATTTTTTAAAATCTTCTAAACTGTATTCGGTCTTTGCTACAGTCGTTTTTGATGGTTTTTTAGCCATAATTATTGAGCCCCCTGAGTTTATTTAATTTTAACCCTATTTCGTTATTATTAGAGCTAAAATAAGGGGGTAGGTAACCTCACCCCCTTTCACTTCTTATTTAATTTACCGTTAATTAAAATGGTAAATCATCATCTTCTTCTTCATCAATATCAACATCAGCCACATATGTTGTCTCTTTAGAGGCAACTGGAACTTCAGTTTCAATTGGAGTTTCAGATTTTTTTTGTGCATTTGCACCCATACTCACTTTAGAATCTAAGTCTTCAGCGGTATCTTGTTCGTCTTCAGGAGATAAGCTTGATTTAGCAACAAACTTTTCAAGTTTTTTACTCCAAGCTGGAACTTCTCCCATCACGATTAATTTTAAATAATCATAATCTTTCACTGAATAAACATCTTGCCATGTTTTTTTGTCTTCAACCCATTTTTTAGATAATTTAGCATCAGAACTTAATGGTTTTCTGTCCATTGCTTGTACTGAATTTACTGCTGGATATGTTCCACCTCTTGGGTTTTTAACTCTTACAACGTTAAGAACTAAATCTCTTCCAGTTTCTGCATCAGTGATATCTTCACCAACCATTTGAACAGATGCCATGATTTTGTCCATGATACCTTCTTTCTTATAGTTGATTGGGAATCTCCAGAATTTTGGGCCGTCAGCCTCATTTTCTCTATCAATTACTTTAACAACATACATTAACCTAGATTTATAGCTTTTCGCTAATTCATCGTCACTTTTTTCGCCAGTAGCCATAAGTCTCTCTCTTGCTTCGCAGAAAGGACATGGTACGTCTTCTAATTTAGCGATACATGTAAATTTACGATTTTTACCATCAACTTTTGCACTATGAACGTGAACTTCTTGAAAAGGAGAACCGTTTACAGGTAAAATTCTGATGTGTTTCATTTTACTATCAATACCATCAGGTAAGAAAGTTGTAAAATAGTTTTTAATATCAAATGAATTTTCACTTGAGAATGATGTAGCTTTTTCATACTGAGAAAGCATTGCGTCTAACACTGAGTTTTTTTGTGTTTCCATAATAATTTATTAATTGTTTTTAATGGCCCGACTTCGTTTTTTAATATCGGGGTCTTTATTTGTATTACCACCAGTTATAATTCATCAGCGGCAATCTTTAGTTAATTAAACTGAATTTAAGTAACGTGATGCAATTATACTACAGAAAAGAAATTATTACAAGTATTTTTTAAAGTTTTTTCAAAAAAAAAGTGTGATATTTTCATACCACACTTTAATAGTCTCTTTTTTAATGTTTTATAGGTTAAAATTTCTTTTTAATAAATTCATCTTCATTTGGATTTACAAACGAATCTTTAATTTCAATTGCATTATAATCTCTATCTACTTCATCTTGAGTTAGTACATATTCTTCATCTTCTTTTTGTCCACCCATTGCGTCATAATTACCTTCTTTTTCTGACCAATAATCTGTTAATTTTAAGCTATATGGAAATGAATTTAATGATTGCATTTCTAATCTTTCTTGTGGTGTTGGATTTCTTTTTTCAATTTCATGTTCCAAATCATCAATTTTTTGATTAATTGCTGTCATTTTTTCTAATGATTGAGATAATGTTTCAAATTTACCCATTAATATATCAATTTGTTGACTAGCTCTATCAGAAGACGCTTTTGCTTCTTCCGTGCCTTGTACTAATTCAGTTACATCTAATTCAACTTCATCTTCCATTGCTTCTGGTTCTGGTAATTCTTCACTACCAGCTTCAGGAAATTCTTCATCACCCATATCTTCACTACCAGCTTCAGGAAATTCTTCATCACCCATATCTTCAC